CCTCGCTCTGTCCAGTCGATCCTTGCGTCGGGCGACCATCGGGCGTGCAGGTTGGAACTTGTTCGTGGTGCGCCCAGAAGTCGTAGAGGAACTCGAAGATCACTTCGTAGTACTCGGTTCCCGCGCCCGTCTTGCTGACGGTCACGCCTTCGCAGAGCACGGTTCCAATTGCCGCGCCGAAGAATGCGACTGAGTTCAACTTGCCCATGTAGTTTGCAAGCGTGGTCGCCTGCAGCATTGATGTGACGCTCGAGTCTTGCGTAGCGCGCACGCGGATTGAAATCTGCGGAACGAGCATGTCGATTGCGGTCGAGCCGCCGACGACATTCGTGCCACCGATGTCGGCGCTGGCGTTTGACGCTGGCGGAGGAACCACGCTCCACGCAGTGCGATACACCTTCGTCGTGCGTTGTCGCGCCGTGTACTCGCTCATCGCGGGAAGCTGGTAGCGCAGTGTTGTACTCGATGTCGGATCGACGAAGTACAGCGTCGAGAAGTGCATGGAAATCTTGACCAACTTGCCCGACACTTGCGAGAGTGTGTAACTGCGGCAAACGGCAAACTGTTCCCACGAGCCACCTGCAAGAACCCCCCACGCACCCTCGCGGATCGTGAAAACTCCTGCAGTGATCATCGCTTCGGCTTCCGCCGTCGGGTCGATGGTCGCGCCGTCATCGCGGTACACCGTGCACGCGATGTCGATGGTGCTCTCGCTGCCATACATGCCAGCGTTCGAAGTCTTCGAGGTGATGTCGCGACGATACACGCCGAATGCTGTGCTCATTTCTGCATCCCCACGAGTTGCGCGAGTTGACTCGCAATACCGCCGAACCACGCTTCCATGTCCTCTTTCGCGATCTTCTCGGTGAGGAACTGCTCCTCGATCTGACCCTTGATCGCACGCGCTTCGTCGTTGTTGCTCGTGCCTGCAAGGTCACCCTCGAGCGACGCAACCATGAATGACTTGCCTGCCCAGAGCGCAGCGACATACGCAACCGACTGCTGAGCGTGCATTGCCAACTGAGAGCTGAATGATCCGCTTGTGTCTTCACCCGGTTGCGGAGCGCTGGCGGCGACCCAAATCTTGCCCCATGTCATGATTTCGTTCTTCGCCTCTTGCGCGGCCTTCTCGAGGCTCGCAAGCCGCTCGAGCAGAACGACATTGATCGCCATCGTTTGGCCGCCGCCGGCATTGAATACATCGAGCGCAGCGCCGGCCCCTTTGGTTGATTCAGCGAACATGTCGATGACCGCGTTCGCCGCAAGAAGTCCGGCGGCTGTGCCGCCGATCGCAACGCCAAACGGTCCGAGCGCCATCGACATCGCGCCGAGCGGACCACCGCCGAGCATGGCGTTTCCGCCTGCAACCAACGACTTTCCTGCCGCGCCCATTCCGCCGCCGCCCATGCCTGATCCGATCTTGCTGACCTTCGCGGCTGACGCAGCAACATCGCGCTCGACCTTAGCAAGCGCTGGGCCGACATCTTTGGTGACGATCGTGATCGGGATCTTGAGATTCGGGATCGCGCTCATGCGGCTGCCTTCTGCGCGTCGGTGATCGCGCTCGCGATTGCGTCGATGAGAACAGTCTGCACGAGTCCGCGACCGACTCCAGCTGCGCGAAACAGGTAGTGACGAGCGTACTGAGTTTGCAGCGTGCCGCCGCGACCACGCAGGCCACGCTTCCACCCTCGACCGCCTCCGCTGCTGCCGCCCTTGCTGACGGTCACGGCCTGCTCGGTGATGGTTCGCTTGTGCACCTTGCCGTTGCGCGTTGCGAGAATCGTTTTCTTCGCGCCCTGTCCCGCAGCGACCTGCGTGTTGCGCACGATCACCTTGACGCGCTCTTGGTTGCCGCTGAGTCCTCGCGGCCAAGCGCGCCAACCCACCTCGAAGAAATGCGACTTCCATCCGACGAACGGCGAGTACCTACCCAAGCGCGACGCCGGGTCGGTGCGCACCTTCTCCGTCTTGACGCCGACACCCGCCCACACGGCGCGCTTGTAACTCTTGACCTTGAGCGTGATCTGTCGGCGCGTGCGTTCGCTCGCGGGATGGGTGAACCCCTTCGCGGCGCGCACAACTTGACGGCCCCACTTGCGCAAAGCATCCTTCGCGATGCGGTCGGCCAACTTCTTCTCGAGTGACTGCAGCATTCTGCCGACGCGCTTGAGCGATGCGGGATCGACCGACGCAACGATGTAACCGCTACCGCTTCGCCTTCCCGGCGAGGTTGTTAAGTTGCTCGCGTATGCCGCGCCAGTTGGGGATTTCGAGCGTCGCATTGATGATCGCTATCGAGATGCTGTCGAGGTCGGTGCTCAGATACTTGACGGCCTCGCGCAGCACCGTGCGCTGGGCCTCACTCAGTCCCGGCCTTCCTCGTAGAGTTGCTCGCACCGCTTGCCGATTTCGATGATGAGCGACGCGTCCATTGAGAGCGCATCGTCGATGCTGCCGAGCACGGGGCAACCGTCCTGATAGAGATGAGTGAACGCGAGGAACGCGTAGATGTGGTGCGGTCGATCCTTGCTGACCTGCAGCAACTCGAGCAGGTCGAGCGCGCTGGGTCGGCGCAGCGTGCACGGAACACCACCGAGCGCGTACGGGACATGCTTGAGCGTGAGGATGTCGCGGATGCTGCTCATGCTACGGTGATCGCGCCAGTGAATTGGAGGTTGATTGATGCGCGCACGACTTGACCAGCGGTCGCGGTGATGTCGTAGCCAGTGACATAAGCGTTGCCGGCGACGGTGGTGCCAGTGGTAAGCGTGAGCACAACCGCAGCCGCTGCAGCAGCCGTTCCGACATTGGTGCACATTGCGAGATGATTCGTGCTCGCTTCGTCGAAGAAGATATCGAGGCTGGCGGTTCCGCCCATGACTCCCGCGATGAATGTATCGACGGTGTCACCGATACCGGTGATGAGTTGAGCAGGTCGCGATGTTGAAACGCTCGCCGTGCCAACCGCCGCGACGGTCGTGCCTGCAAACGAGAATGATGAGAGTGCAGAGTTGAGAGCCATGATGTGATCCTAGTGGTAGTAGATGTCGATCTCGCAAGCCAACTCGGCTGGCATCTGCTCATCGCCGTCGCCAGCTGCGGCGGGTTCCACGGTGTGCCCGTTCCATATGACATTCTCGAATACGAGCGTGCTGAATGTCCCCGCAATGCACGCGGCCTGCACCGCAGCCAAGAGGTCGAGCGTCTCTTGCGTGGTCAGCGCGATGATGCGAATCGTGGCAGACACCATCAGCAGCGGAGACGCGCCGATAGATTGCACTTCCTCTTGCGTCACCTCGTAGGTGATCGCGGGTAGCACCGTGTCCTGCAGGCGAAAGCCGTGCGTGATGTTCGCGTCGGCGACTCCGACAGTCGCGAGCAGCATGGTGCGAACCGAGGTTTCAATGCATACGGTTGGCATCAGTTCACCTCAGTGCATTGGATGATGGCGACGCGGTCGGCCTCGTCGAGGTTCTGAATGTATTGGATCTTCAGCGTGCGATTGCGGATCACGAGTCGATCGACCTCGGTGAGTCCCGCGCCTTGCACCGCTTGCCATCGTGCGCGCACCTGCACGCTGCGCACGACTGCAACGCCATCGCCGTAACCTTGCTCGCTTGCGCTGTCCTCGCGCATGTCGGCGCGGAAGGTCGCGCCAGTTGTCCATGTGGTGCCGCGCATACCGAGCGAGTCGAGCGTGCTCGAGGGGGTCTGCACCGTTGCGACATGCTTGAGGCGGCCACCGCTAATCATCGGAGGTTGCTCCGTGTGCTGATGTTCGACAGGATGTACTCGACGGAAAGCGGCACAGTCTGCAGGCTAATCGGCTGCACACTCTCGGGGTTGTTGTACCAGCCTCCGACCAACGCGATGATCGCGTGCGTGAGTTCGTTCGGGACGCTCGAGTAACCCGCCGAGTAGGTCACGGTGATCGCGGTCCCCTCGTAGATGCCGGGCTTATCAAGGAACCGCAGCACGGGGATCGGCCCGTCGGTGAGGTCAACCCAGTAGTCGGTCGCTGGCATCGTCGTGGTCGTGTTGCTGCCGTCCTTATAGACGACGCTCGTAAACGACGAGTACGGATACGCGGAGAGCATCGTGTCGTCGAACTTCGCGAGGTACTGCGTCGATGTCTGCGGCGACAGCAGCAACTGCGTGCGACGCTCGACCAATGAGATAGCCGCCTCGCGGAGACGAACGATATCGGTATCGTCGTCGTCGTAGTCGATCTTCAAGGCCGACTTGATTGTGCTGAGGGGTACCGTCATAAAGGTGCCGCGCGCCTTCCGACGCGCAGCACCCGGGAAAAGAAAAGGTCAGGACGCGTTCAACGCGTAGATCGCTGCAAAGGCTTCCGGCAGAATGATCTTGCTATCCGTGCGGAACCATGTGTACAGCGTCTGCTGCAAGTTGGCTGCCGCCGAGTACGGATCAAGCATCGAGTCGATGCCCGTGCGATCAAAGATGCTGAAGTAGTCCCAGTTGCCGACGATGAAGAACGCCTTGCCACGAATATTAGCGGTCGTGGTCACACTATCGGTAGTCGCGACGTACTCGCCGACGTTGTAATTCACCCCGTAGATGGTTCCCGGCAGACCAACGACATTGGTTCCCGGCATCGCCTGCGCTGGCGAGAAGACATAGTAGCCGGCGGTGTCCTTCAACTTGCGGATGTTGCGCAGCGCGGTGTCGCTGAGCAGAATCTGGAACCGAGGCGAAGCGCGATACTGCGGCGGAACAGCGTGCACGCAGTCGATGACATTGTCGGCGGTGATGGCGCTGATCAATGCGTCTTCCGCAAGTGCGACACCCTGATTGATGATGCGGCCAGAGTTGGTCGTTGCCCACGCGGTCGATGCAGTCGCGCCGATGCCTTGCGGCTGCGACGAACCAGTGCCGACGGTGTACGCAGAGTCGGTTGCGCGAGCGATCGCGATGCCGAGTCGGTCAGCGACATACGACAGCGCGGTATCGGGGCCGCCTGCAGCCATCGCGTCCTGCACAAACTCGACGCTCATCTTGCACGCAGTGACGTACTTGTAAGGCACCACCGACACAGCGTCGAAGGTGAAGTCGGTAGCCGCGATACCGCCCGCTTCCGCGACGAGCGAAGCGGTCGGGACAGTCGCCTCGACCGTGATCGTGCGCTTGCTGTCGATCGTCTGCACATTCGCGATCTGACGCAGCACGGAGTTCTGGTAGATCTTTCCGATGATGCGGCGCTCCATGTCGGTCGGGACTGGCGCGTTGGTCGTGCTGGTCGCCATGGCGCGGAGTTCGCCTTGATCGTTAGTAATCATGGCCTTGAGCCATCGCGCCGAGTACTCGGGAGTGCTCGGGTCGCTTGCTGCGCCAGAGATGCGACCATTGCCAGCGCGGCTCTCCAGCTGCGGGGTCTTCTCGAGGCGAGCGAGACGCGCCTCGAGTTCGGCGCGTGCGCTCTGCGCGCTGCGCTCGATGGCGGTCATGTCCGCATCCATGCGGGAGAACTTTTCCTTCTCTTCGCCGCTGCCGACGCTGTCGACGGCTTGCGGTGCGAGGCCCGTGCGCTTCTGGAAGCGCTCGAGCGACTTGCGGTATTCGTGGTTGATGCTGTTCAGTTCGTCGATGTCAGACATGGTTCATCCTTTGAAGATGGAGTTCGAGCCGTGCGATGACGGCTGCGTCTAGTGCTGCGTCAACATGGCGCAGGCTCGAATTGGTTTGTGGGTAAGCGGCATCCTGCACAAGGGACACCTCTACGAGCGTCGCGGCGTTTACCGTGCGCTCCGTGCGGTCTTTGCTCCATGTGTCGCGAGTCACAAAGAATCCGAATGACATTGCGCCCGTGAGGTCGCCGCGTGTCAGCAGTTCGCGAACATCGTTGCCCAGCGTGGTGTCTGGCAAAGTCGCGGTGTAGTGCAGACCATCGGCGCGCGAGTCGAGTTTGAGCGTGCCACTCTGCGTGCGAGCCAACGGCATCGACGCGTCGTGGTTGTAATAAAGTTTCACATCGCCGACCGTGCCGAATGCACCCGGTGCGATTCGCTCGGTGAATGCGCGCCCTTGCTCTCTGATCAATCGCGAGGGCTGGCCATAAACAGCGGCGATGCCCGTGAGGGTGCGACCCTCGACAGCAGGCGACGATGTGAAGTCACGGCGTGAAATCATTAGGTGTTCCTGCCTCTCCGCTCGTGTCGGTTCCGAGGTTGGTCTTACCGCCGCCGGTGCCCATGTTGAGAGCGACCACTGGCGCATCGAGGCCGGGCAGTGGCATAAGGTCAAGTTCATCGCGTGCTTCGTTGCGCGTCATGAAGCCCGCTTCGACAGCGGTGCGCAGCGCCGACATCGTCTCGGCGATGCCGGGGCGAACGAGTTCGTCGGTATCCCAATAGACGCTGTCGTATGCGTTCTGCAGTTTCGCTGTGATCTCGCTTGACCAGCAGTGCAGCCACTGCGTGAGACACGCATCGACATACATGCGGCTCAGCCACTCAAGCGTGCCGTATGACGGTCCCGCGTTCTCGCTGAGGTACGACATCGGTACGCCGTAGATGCGCGAGACATCCGCAACGCTGTACTGTCGAGCGGTCGCGAGTCCTGCATCATCGAGCGTTGAACTGATGCGCTCAATGCGCATCCCCTCGGCGAGCACGAGCGGCTTGCCCGTGTTGGCAGTGCCGGCGTGCTTCGCCTCGTAGTCGGCCATGATGCGCTGTCGCGCCTCGAGCGAGAGCGGACCCGGGTGGACGAGCGCGATCTTCGGGTTGCCTGCGTTCGAGTACGCCTTGAGCGCCATCTCTTCTTGCGCTGCGAGCAGCTGGATCGATGTGCGGCAGAGGTTGATCGGCGACTCGCCCCAGAGTCCACTGGTCGATGGTGCGCGAAGATGGAACACCTGCGACGCGGTGAGCGCGCCGTACGCCATCGTGCGATAGATCGGTACGCCAGTCGTAAGGTCGAGCGTCACAGTGTCGGGCTGCAACAGAATCAACTCAAGCAGTTCACCGCCGACGCTGCGATTGATCGCGGCGAATGCGTTTCCGTAGAGCAGCACCTGCATCGTCATTGCGCGGCGAAACTCAAACGCGCTCATGTATGGAGATGGCGATGCCAGCAGCGAATCCGCGCCCGTATCGCTGACCTCGAGCGCAACGCGTGCGATGTCGTTGGCGATCAGCGTGACGGCGCGGTAGACGGGCGTGTATCGAATCGCATTCGCTGGTCCAACGAATGGAAGCGAGCCGCCACCTTGATCGATGATGGTCGAGGTGAACGGCCCGACGAACATGCGTTGCAGTAATCCCCGCAGCATGTGCACATCGTTGCGGGTACTAACACATCAAGGTTGCGCGTAACTTAGGTTTGTTCGTAGCACGAAGCCTGCTTGCCACCCCATGTATGCATGGCGATGATGCTCGCAACGAGCGGGTCGAGGATGCAATAGTTCCTGCTCTTAACTGGTCGCACATTGCCGTTGCGATCCTGCTGAGCCTGCGCCTCGGCGCACGAGCGGCGAAGAATCGGATCGTCGCCAATGATTAGTTTTCCCCCTGCCCAGAGGTTCTGCCACAGTTGGCACCCCGGCCCGAAGGTCGAAATGCCCATGCGGTACGCGGTCATCGGGATGCCGTCGGCCTCGCACACCTCGACGAGGTACTTGCTGCCCCACGCGTCGTACCCCACAACCCTCAGATCGAACTCATCGCGCAGGGAATTGAGGCACGCGCGCACGCTCTCGTAGTCGATCTCGCGGCCCGGCGTGAGCGTGATCTTTCGTTCGCTGGCCCAAGTTCTGATCGGCATTCGGTAGTCAAGTTCGCGCTTCTGCACATCGTGCGTCGGCCACCAGTAATGCCCTCGCAATGCAACGGTGCCATCGTCGAGCGGAACGGCCACGACCATCGCCGTCATGTCGAGCGACTTGCTGAGGTCGAGGCCGACCCACGCCGGCCGACCCTTTAACGCCGCCCAATCGATGACCTTTCCGCCTGGCCAAAGACCCATGTCAAGCCATCCGCCAGTGTTCTCGTCGAGTCTCGCCGCGTGGTAGCGGCTGAATTCCGAGCGCCCCATAGGGCTGCGCTTCATGGTTGTCCAGCTGCGGGCGAGCGCGGTGCGGTCTGGCTGACCGTGAATCATGCCGGGGTTGGCCTTCGGCCATGCGCCGACATCGTCGAGCGCGTCGGCGGGGTCGAGTCCGTACAGCGCGGCGAAGATTGAATCGTCTTCCGTTTCGCCTTGCAAGATCGACTCTGCGCTGCTCACCAACTCGCCGTAGATGTTCTCGGGGTTGCTGCCGGGCGTGGTGATCACCACCCCGAGCGACTCTTTGCGCTTGCTGCCAGTGGTCAGAAGTTTGGTGAGGAATCTACCTTTGAATTCCGCGGCCTCGTCAGCGATCCACATCGATGGATTGAGGCCGTCAAGCGCACGCTCGAGCGCTGGCAAGCCAGTCATCATGCAGTCCTCCGCCTTGCGTTCGATGCGATCCCAGAGCACCGAAACACCCGGGCGCGCTTGCCGACGGATCATCGTGCGCGCCGTGTCGAGACAGATCGCCGCCTGCTCCTCGTTGTTGGCGAGCACATGCACGCGCTTGCCGTCGCCAGAGAACAGGTCCCACAATGCGAGGCCAGCCATGAGCGTGGTCTTGCCGTTGCCGCGGGCAACCTGCACGATCCCGAGGCGCGTGCGTCGGCGCTTGTCACTGGCGTAATGCCATCCCCACAAGTTCGCGATCACCCATAGTTGCCACGGGTGCAGTTCGAAAGCGGTGCCACTATCGTCGCCAACGAGGCTAAGCGAGCGGAAGTGATCGTCGATCGCATCGACCACCGCCCAGTCCATGCGCAGGTCTTCGCGCTCGAGGTCAGCACGCCAGCGACGCATCGCCGCGTATATCCAACGACCACAAACCACGCGACCAGTTTCAACACCAGTGGCGTACGACTCGACTTTCTTCTCTGCGTCCATGCGGGGATCGTCGCAGATCGGCGCAGAACCGTCCAATTTCGCGCCCATTGCCGTAGGTGAATTTTTTCCATG